TTCCGATCTTGGTTCCCCAGCCACAGCCACCCTCTCAAGCAAGATTGGGTCCTACAGTTGCGCGTACACTGCGTAAGGTCGGTCTATCGCTGTATCCCCCAGCGGTTTTGAAGGTCGGCACGCGGAGTAATATCCAGTGAAACCTAGTTCGGTTGGCACCCTAACTAGGCACGAGCAATCGTGTGTAACATCCGACAAAGTGTAAGCTAGCCGTCATGGCTTTAGAAATTATTCTCCTTCTTGTGATCGCATTTGAGATAATAGTAAGAACCAAGGTTTGGGATGCCGCGGGGAGTCTTGTAACGGCAGCCTTGGAGGGGTGTGGGCGTGCGTGGACGTGGATGGTGCCTTGCTTTCGAGCAATTCTGCCCATCCTGCGCGCCCCAATATTGGAGGTGGTCAGCGCAACATCTTGTTGGGTTTCTGTGCTGTACCATTCTCTTCTCATGGGACACGTTCGTAGGCAGCGCAGACGAAGAATTGTGCTGGAGAGTTCTAAGCGCACCCAGCGCGTGCTTAGTGTTCTTGACATGGATGAAATCGGGGATGATGAGATGGAACTTGTAGGGAGGAAATTGTATGTCCGTTGTGCTGTCTTGATTAGTAGGAGGGCACGTATGGGGTTGAAATACCCATCATACTCTCCTGCCAATGAGCGCATTGCAGCGGATTGGATCCTCAAACATCTCCCTGATGACATGACTGTTGGTGTTAGGCACAAAGTGCTACCACTTGCAGTCAAGTTGACGTTCGTTCGGAGCCACTATGAGGACAAAGCAGCACTACACTTCCAAGGATTGAAGGAGTATGTTGACTTTAGTCGTCATTAGTGGTGCCGCGCGGTGCTTAATGGTGTTGAGGCGCAAGTAAAACTGCACCACAGGAACATTAAGGTTACGTCCCGTGTCGGATTAGTGAAGTTGAGGAGAGGTTTCGGTTATTTTCGTGATGTTGTGCAAGACAACATTTTTTTTTATAATAATACAGTCAGCGTGGTATTGCGGGCTTTGACTGAGCGGTTGTATTACGTTAAGGGTGTGGATGGGTTTGTCCCATGCCCTCGACCCATTGTACCATTCTCCAGGTTGAAATGGATTCGCGACCGAGTGCGGAGAGGATTAGCAGCTGTGCCGCCTGTGTGGACATATGAACAATTTGTCAATTCATACACAGGTAGCAAGCACAGACGTTACACCTCTGCCGTTTCCAATCTAGCCGCTAGAGGCTTGAGAAGAAGTGACGGTTACTTGACAACATTCATCAAAGCCGAACTATACAATGGCACAACCAAGGCTGACCCTTGCCCAAGGTTGATTCAGCCCCGCAGCCCTGAGTTCAATGTTGAACTAGGACGATACTTACGTCCACTTGAGAAACTTGTCTACAAATCCATCGACCATTTGTTTGGCCACCATGTTGTACTTAAATGTGACAACATGTTCAAACGGGCCCAAACCATCAGGCAGTATTGGAGCGAGTTTAAGAAACCTGTGTTCGTTGGACTCGATGCCTCCAGATTTGACCAACATGTCAGTCGGGAGGCGCTAGAGTTTGAACATGGGTTATATACGGAGGTGTTTCGTGACCCTTTTCTGGCATATTTGCTGAATATGCAAATAGACCAGGTTGGATATGCCAACATGGCTGATGGGTCTGTGAAATATAATGTGGAGGGGTGTCGCGCATCAGGTGACATGAACACTGCGTTAGGAAACGTGTTCCTGATGTGCGTGATCACGTACAATTATTTGCACGCCCTTCCCTGCAAATGGCGTTTTATTAATGATGGAGATGACTGTGGCATTTTCATTGAGCATGCTGACATGCATCTCCTTGATGAATTGCCGTCGCACCATTTACTGTATGGATTTGAAATGGAGGTTGAAGATCCAGTCTATATCATCGAGCGTGTAGAGTTCTGCCAATCTAGGCCCGTCCAACTCAATGAAGAAGAGTGGATGATGGTCCGGAACATTCACAAAGCCATAAAACACGATTGGATCTGCATCACCTCCCGTGATTGGGCCACCACAGAGGAAAATCTTGTAGCAACTAGCGCCTGTGGGCTTGCTTTGTTTGGCGACGTTCCAGTGCTGGGACCAATGTACCAAGCAATGTCAAGGTTTCCCCATAGGCAGCGAGTGGTAGACAAGCTGCTGGAGACCAAAGAAGGTTGGAGATCTCTGTTAACTGGCCACCGTTTTAATCCCGTGGATAGTACCATTGCCCGGGTGTCTATCTATAAGGCTTTCGGCATGTTGCCCGATGAACAAGTTGAGCTAGAACGGGAATTTAGGGCATTTGATCCCCAAAATATCAAAGACAAGACGAGTTTATATTCTCAACCAAGTGTCCGAGTTCAGTACATAATTGATACTTAAATATGGCAAAGACCAAACAAAATAATAGGAACCAAAATGGTAAGTCAACCAAAAATAAAGGGTTCCGCAGACGTACATATCTACCTAGACAGCTGGGTATGACGCCTTTTCAAGCTCTGCTTGCTGACCCGTGCAATGGACCTGTCCACAGTGCGTACGGAGGTGAAGCCGGTATCACTCAGCGCTTTGTTACCGACTTCACTTTGAATACTGGAGCTGGAAACACCAGCGGTTACTTGGTGTTTTGTCCTGCTGCAAACGTGCGGGTGCAATACGAGGCAACTGCGAGTACAATAGCAGGCTTTCCAGTAGTGGGCCTCGGGCCTGGCGCGACGTTTTTGGCGACTAACGCTTCAAAGGGCCGGTCCGCAGCCGCTTGTGTGACAGTGATTCCAGCAGCCACTAGTTACAACAATCTGACGGGTGAGTTAGCAGCAGCAAACATCGGGTACAACACATTATCGACGTTGACATCCACCTCAGTTGATGGAGTTTTCCAACTGTGCAATTCCCGCACAGTTATGGCGAAGCAAGCGTATGATTTTAAATGGTTTCCCCAGGAACTAGATGCTACTTATGCGCCAAGTGCTTCTGGGACAGGGTCATTTAATTTACCTGATCCTTCTGACCATAACGCCATTGTGGTAGCTTGGCGTGGGTATCCCGCTGGGGTGGCTCTGTCCTTCAGAGTGACCACTGTGCTTGAGTGGACACCTGTCAGCAATATCGGGATAGCCACTACGACCATGCCACGCGCTCCAGTAGACCATCTGAGGGAAGCATCTGCCCTCCACACTCACAACCCACATTGGTGGACCAACATGTATCGAGATGTTGGGTCGCACATGGTAGACCAAGTTGGGAAGGGATTAAAATATCTTGGGTCAGTGGGCGTGCAGCAGGGAGTCAGGTACGCCACTCAAAATTTGATGCCCAAGTTAGCTAGTGCGGCACCATTGTTGCTCACGTTGTAGGTAGTTAGAATATGTCAAAATTGTACATAATAGTAGTTGTACTTATGTTGTTGTTTAGTGTTGTATGGTTGGCATCCACTTGTGTTGTTAAGCGGCCAGAACCGGTGGGGATCGGTTATCAATCTGGAAGGCCCGGAAGGGAGAGTGAGGGCAAACAAGTGTTGGTTCACATTGAAGCCATTGCATAGTGATGTGCATTAAAATTGTAGAAGTTGCACCAGTGTCTAGCCACGGGGGTTAGGTGCGACTATCTGATTCGACGTAACGAGTTTTCCC